CCACCTTGTACAACTTCACCTTCATTAAATGCTTTAAATCCAGTAAGCTCAGATTGATGAAAATATAATCTATCACTGTCGACATCATCAACATGAGCTTGAGCTCCAGATGTAACACCTTCTATAATAATATCTTTAAATGATTCACTTGCAACAGCTTGAAGTTGAAGATATCTTAAAACTTTACCACTTGTTCCATTAAAATCTGAATCTCCGCCTGCAACTTTTGGATCTCTTATTAAAGCTACTTGTCTAAAATCTTGGCCTACAATAAAGTCACTATCTTGTATTCCATCTGGCTTTGTATTAAACATTAATGATGTAGATTTAAGATCAATTCTAGGATCTGATCCCATTCCGCTATCAGGTCCTAAAATTGCTCGAGCTTTTGCGCCTGTACCACCACCGCCATTAAAAGCAATACTAGCAAAATTATATCCTTGACCCATAGATATAGCACTATCTGTGCTTGAATCTAATTCTATCTTAACAACCGCTCCGCCACTTACAAATGCAGTAGCAGATGCTCTTACTCCATCTCCATTAATTGTCACTGTAGGAGCACTTGTGTATCCAGTTCCGCCAGCAGTAACAGCAACACCAATAACTTGTCCAGGAACACTAGCATTTTGAACTAAAATTTGTTCTTCTTCAACGAGAGTGTGTGCTCTTCCTAGCGTATCAGAATCTAATACCTTTTCAACAGGTACGAAGTTAGCAGACAAATATGAATTTGATCTAACACTACCAATAGAGTATAAAAATTTCCAGATATAGCCATCACTCGTTTTAAAAGGTTTTACAGCTAAAGCGTCAGTTCCAGGCTTCGTTGGTTTTACTGTAGAAGTATTAATTGTTCCAGTTGCGGCTCTACCTTGTTGTAAACATATAAAGACCTGATTATCTTCAGTTAATACATAATAGCTATTACTAGGTATTGCACTAAAATTATCATCATAACCTTGATATATAGCACCTGAAGTCCAGTTATATCTTGGAATGACAAAAGATAAATCACCAGCAGATTTAATCGATTGCAAACCTGCTCTTAAATTTCTAATATCTCGAGGAGAATTTACTGGATCTGGAACAGTTTCACTGCTATCCCATTGTTCAGATTTTCCTATTCCAATATAATATTTATGAGTAGAACCAGAATCAGGAAAGTACACTTCATTATATACATCTTGAATTAATTGTTGTTTAAAAGTATTCGTAATAATTGCAGTCATTTTTTTATCCCTTTATGATACTGTTACTACGCTGTTGCCACCAGATATATACCAAGCCGATCCAGACCAAACTAATGTAATTGAGTCGTATTGGTTCAAAGTAATATCGTCAGTACTTACTGCGTCATGATTAAAAGTATCTGGAGTAATTGTAGCAGTACCTGCCTGTTCATTTATGAAAATTTTATATTCTCCTGTTGTGGTTCCATCTGCTACAGATATTGCAATTGCAGTATTTGATTCAATTACAATTAATGATGCGCTGCTAGGTGCCACACCATCTGTTGATATAGTTGCAGCAGTATAAGCTAATTTAGCAACCTCGACACATCCAGACCCTTTACCTTCAAGTTTTAAATTAACATTAGTATCATCACCGTCAACTGATATTATAGGATTATTACCAGTTATATTATTTGATACTTTTACTTCGTTAACAGCACTTGCTACAGAAGTAAATTTTATTATTTCTGCACCAGCTTGATCTGTAATTCCTCCGCCAATTTTAGGAGATGTAATAGTTTTATTATTTAATGTTTGAGTATTATTAGCAAAAACCATTGTGTCATTTGCAGACAATACCGGAATGTTTATAGTTCTATCTGCAGATAATTCACCTGGAGAAAAAATGTATTTATGATCAGCACTAGTATCATTAATTTGCGGCGTTGTAAGAATTGGAGATGTTAATGTTTTATTTGTTAATGTATCAGTAGTATCTTGAAGAACAATTATTCCAGTAGCATCAGGCAATTGAATTGTTTTATCAACAGTAGTTGGGTTTGATGCCATTAATTTAGTTTCAAAATCATCGGCACTAGTACCTTCAAATATGATTGCGCCTGTTCCAGCAGAATCTTTTATAGTTATCAATGAACTTAATACGTCACTGTCTCCACCAAATTGCAAATAAAGTTCTTGAAAATTAGAATTTATTTTAGAACCAGCAGATCTTAGTGTATCGCCTGTACCGTCATTGGCTGCAGAGCCTATATTAATATCTTGTCTTGTCATTTTATTTCCTAATTAATACTGTTATTTATACTAGAAAGACGAGTCAGTTATCTGTCTTGTGAATATATCATTATCCATAGTTTCTACATTTAGTGAGAAGTCTGGTGTAGCAGTTACTGATGTACCTCTACTACTACTATCATCAAATGTAAATGAGTTCGGAGTAATAATTTGTTTTACATTGTGATATGTTAAGTCTAATTGACTGAGTGGTATATCACTATAATTTTCTACTAATTCATTCAAGTCTGATTGTCTGACTTCAAATCCATCTGAATCAATTAATGAAGTAAGTTGTGTGAATGATCCAATAGATGAAATTGTGGCTTCTCCAATAATAACTGGATCTTCACTATCAGCAATAGATAATGGTGCAAGAACTGGATTTACAGCTTCAGCGTCAGACACGACTTGTCCTGCAAAATAAAAACCAGCAGGATGCACATATTTTTTATATAACTCACTCCAATTGTTTACAGATATTCCTGTTTTTATTAACAATCCAAACGTTTGATATAGTTCATTGTCTTGAATGAATTTTAAAGATTCTACGCCAATTTGACTAGCAGAATCTCCAACGATAAACATCGATTCTTTACCGTATTCAACTTCTGCTCTTTGTTGAAAAAACATTCTAAAGAATTCTTCCATAACAAATCGGCTGCCTTTTAACTTAGTTAGTTCAGCCAATCGAGTTAACGCATAACGAGTATCACTAAAGATATCACCAGATTTTAAACCACCACTTAATTCTGTAACATAATTATCGAGTCTATCAGTAGGAGTTTCTCTTATATCTTTTGTAGCAAAAATTCTACGAGTATCATCGCCAAAAGCATGTGTTCCGTCTGCAGAATCTAAAAAATCATAATATTTTTCTAGAAAAGTAACAAGTTTTGGAAACTCTGAAGTATAAAATTCAGGTAAAGCTTCTCTTACTTTCCTAACATTAAAATTTTTAAATCTTCTTTGACTATGATAATCTATTGACATTTATATACTTACCGATGTGTTTTGATAATCTAATATCGCTCGAGATGATGAAAGTGCTGTGTCTATATCTACAACATAATTTCTTAAAGGTCTTATAGTGCTTTGATTAGCAGGAGTAGCTTTTAATGAAATTGAATTTCCTTCAAACGAAGAAGGTTTAAATCCAACTATACTTATTGTTCCACTAACAGCATTATAAGATCCAACATTATCAACTTCAATTGTTCCATCTACAGACACTACTTGTAATTTAGTACTACTACTTTGATTTTTAATAAAACACGTTTGAGAATTAAAAGTAAATTGTGTTGATAAAATTGTTGGCACTAGAGGCTCAGGATCTGCTATAGGAACTGGAAAGTTAATTGTATATGATTGAGAGCTATTAATTACTGGAACAAATGTTTGTTTCATTTTAATGTCCATTTTAGAGTTTAATATCGCAGGATCGATAGCATCTATTATTGTAAGCAAATTAGATCTTCTAAATACTTTATCAAATTTACCAAGGTTTGCAGTAAAATAATTGTTAATTGTTGTTTGAACTATATTTTGAATAGCCTGAGCAGTTGAGTTAGTGAGATCTGGATCTAAATTAAAAGTTGTTTGAACTTCTAATAGTGTTTCAATAGGATCTACATATTCTGTAAGAATCGACATTACAGCCATATTAGCACTTAATTCAAGTTTAATATCATCTTTAACCGTTTGTTGTGTATTTGCATTTATATTATCTTTAAATTTTAATCCAACATAAACTACACCATATATAGGTGGAACTGCGTCTGCACCGCCATATGCAGTAACGTCATCTAAGTACGCACCGTAGTTTGCTAATATTTGACCTTTATAATCTTCTGCTGTAACTAATCTTCTTTGTGATATAAAAGATATAGGTGCATTTTGTCTTATTGATTCTATGTTTTCTTTATATGCTCCACCAGAAGAGGCTGTCACCGTAGTCGTGCTTATATTATAATCAACGCTGTTAACAGTGAAAGTTGAAGTAGGAGTAAAAGTTGCTGCTCCATTTGCAAGAGTTCCGACAGTCGATAGATAGTCAACGACAATTTTATTTCCAGCAACAGGTCTCTTTCCAGTTGCTATTCCATTTCCAAATATAAGTTCGTAATAACCATTTGGTGCTTCTTTAATCTGAAAGAACGTACTATCATCAGTGATTCTTACTGCTTTATTAATATTAGTATATGTATCAAATAAAGGTGATGAAGCAGTATTAAAAACTCTCACTCTCATAGTTGCATGATCCATAGTTGTATCTGGTATTACATATATTTGAGAATCTCCGGTGTCTCCAACAAAAAATGTTTTAGTTTTTTCTGTACCTTCAAACACTGGTATTGATTCGCCGTCTGTATCATTTATAAACTGATAAAAACCTGTTCCACTATCTATTGCGGTAAAATTTTCTCTTGTTTGAAATGTGTAAGTTACACCAGCAACAGATGCAGTAAATTGAGTATTTCTTGGAAGTGTTAATGTTGTTGGTCTGTCATCAGCAGTAATTTGTACAGATAAACTTAATTCAGCTTGAGGTGATGTGTATGATTTAGGCACATATCCTAAACCTTCTGCTAAAGATACAACTGAACTTCGAAGTTGTGCAGTATTAATAAAAGATTCGTTAAGCGCGAAGTTTGATATTAAACCTGAGAAGTGCGTGTTATATGCTAACACATCTAAAATATTACTTAATCCTGAAGCTTCAAAATCATAATCAGCAAATTCTGATTGCTGTTTTAGATAATCTTTTAATCTTGCTTTTATGGTATCAAAATCAAGTTGAGTTGATCTAATGATTGTTGCCATTTATCTTAACCTCGTTAAATTTATATCTGTAGTAATAACTTGACTCGTATTAACCACTTTGAATGTCACTGTTACTTTTATTTCATGTGAATCGTCTTTTAAATTACTAGTAATATTTAAAACTTCTGCTCTTGGTTCAAATGTTTCTATTGATCTTGCAATTTGTTCTTTTAATTCGTCATCGTCAACATCAGTGTTAAGAGCAAAAAGTAATGCGTTTAAGTTGCCACCAAATCTAGGTTGAAATGGTTTCTCACTAAAATTAGTTAATAATAAATTTTTAACAGCTTGTTTTACAGCAGCTGCGTGTTCTTTTTTAAAAACATCACCTGAGACTTTTTTCGCAAATGTCAAATCAATATCACTATACGATTTATTGACCGATGAAAGTATAGTTTTAGATCCAATATTTCCGTCTTCTACTGAAAAAGCTCTTGTAGGCATACTTTTTTTCCTTTTGTTCTATTTATAACAGTTATGCGCTAGCTGTAGTAGGTAATACTTCTAATAATTCGCCTGTAACCTGGTTTATATTATTATATCGAGTTTCTATTTTATTATTATATGTTACTGACCAAGGTGGTATTACTTCAGGCATTATTAATATTATTTGAGCATTTAAACTATTATCAGGATTATAATTATCGTAATCTAAAATCATCTTATCAAAATTTAAATTGTCTTTCCAGTATATTGCTAAATTGAATGTTTTTTCAACTGCTATATTACCTTGAAGATCTATCAGTTCATAAACAACAGCGCGGCCTTTTGACATTAAATAATTAACGCCATCACTAATATCTAAATCTTCACTATCTTCTGGTCTATATAATCCTTCTACAACTTGTAATCTAAAATCTTTAAACTCATCAACTGTTTCTGGGCCGTTAATGGTTTTCATAGCATTTGCATGTAACGCGTATTGTTTAGCTAAAATCAATCTTTCATTTTCTTCCAGTATATGAGTAAGTGTAACAGGATCACCAACTCCTCCTAAAAAAGTAGCCATAGTTATACCAGGCGCTAGTTTAGTTTTATTTGTAATACTATCTTGAAATAATGGATTATATTTTCCATCTATATAAAAATCTGTTTTTACTAAGCTCATAATAATCCTTAAGTGTACGTTCTATTTAAATTAGTTGATTTACCTATAGAGCCAGAACCTCGTCTTGGCGATTTTTCTTGACCGACAACTCTTCCAGTTGATACAGGAGAAATACGAGTGCCGAATGGAGATATCGTTCCATCTTTTAAAAGAGCAGATATAAATGTTTCATTGTTTAAATTATTTGGATCTCTTAATTTAGATCTTGCTTGCCTTGTATTTAAATCAACTTTAGATACTCCGCCATAGTGTACTAAACGATTTAAAGCATTAAACATCTCATTGTATTCATCAATAAAAACTCTTGTAATTGCAAAAGCTGATTTTTCAAGGGCATCGTTTACTATATCCGTAGTAGGTAAAACTGTTGCGGTATTTTGTGCTGGAGATATTGATACAGAACTTTGTCCAGAGCCGGCTCCAAGAGCACCAGCTGTTCCAGCAGTACTCGCATTACCTGATAAATTACCGTTAAATGTTGGTGCATCCATTGCT